AGATTCGCGACTGCATCTGCCAGCTGATCACCACCGACGCCGGAACGGGATTCATGCACGAATCCTTCTCGCGCCACGATGCTGCGAATTTCACCCGCCCGTGGTTCGCCTGGCAGAACACCCTCTTCGGGGAACTGATTCTCAAGCTCGTAAACGACGGGAAAACGGACCTGCTGAATTCCATATACTAACCATGAAGAAACTTACAATTTACGCCACCTTCAACGAGGAGGGTATTTCGTTCCCGTTTCCGCAACTTACGATTCTTAATTCGGGGTGATAAAGTCTGCGGCACCGGCAGAGAGGAGAGCGGTGTGAATTTCGAGTGCCGCTCTTCTTATATTTTCCTCTCTCTGGCGTTTTCGGAAGTTAAAGAGTATCTTTGTACGTTTTTTCAACCCATGTGTTTATGGAAACGTTAGAAATCAATAAAGTAGAAATTCGCAATCTTCAGAAAGAGGATTACGACCAACTGGCCAGTTCCTTTACCCGCGTCTATGCCGATGGAAGCGACGTTTTTTGGACGCCGAAGCAAATCGACAAACTGATTCGCATCTTCCCGGAGGGGCAGATCGTCGTAGTCGTGGACGGCAAGATCGTAGGCTGCGCGCTTTCGATCATTGTGAATTACGATGACGTGAAGAACGACCACACCTACGCCCAGGTTACGGGGAATGAAACATTCGACACCCACACCCGCAAGGGTAACATCCTCTACGGCATCGAGGTCTTCATCCATCCCGACTACCGGGGACTGCGTCTGGCGCGGCGCATGTACGAATACCGCAAGGAACTGTGCGAAAAACTCAACCTGAAAGCCATCATGTTCGGGGGCCGTCTGCCCAACTACCATAAGTATGCGGAACAGATGCGCCCCAAGGAATATATAGACAAAGTGCGCCAACGTGAAATTGTCGATCCTGTGCTGTTGTTCCAGCTCTCGAACGATTTCCATGTCCGTAAAGTAATGCGCAACTATCTGCCCAACGACGAGGAGTCGCGCCACTACGCCTGCCTGCTTCAGTGGGACAACATCTATTATCAGGCTCCGACCGAGGAGTACATCCTGCCCAAAACCACGGTGCGCGTAGGCATCGTACAGTGGCAAATGCGCAGCTACAAGACCCTTGACGACCTGTTCGAACAGGTGGAGTTTTTCGTCGATTCCGTGAGTGGCTATCAGAGCGATTTCGTTCTTTTTCCCGAATATTTCAACGCTCCGCTTATGGCGCGGTTCAACGATGTCAGCGAATCGGAGGCCATTCGCGGGCTGGCGCAATATACGGATGAAATCCGGGACCGGTTTATCGCATTGGCCATTAAGTTCAACATCAATATCATCACGGGCAGCATGCCCCAGATCAAAGACGACGGGCAGCTTTACAACGTGGGGTTCCTCTGCCGCCGTGACGGAACTTACGAAATGTATGAAAAATTGCACGTTACGCCCGACGAGATGAAGTGCTGGGGATTGAGCGGCGGCAAGACGATCCGCACGTTCGAGACGGACTGCGCGAAGATCGGCGTATTGATCTGCTACGACGTTGAGTTTCCGGAACTTTCACGCATTATGGCCTCCGAGGGGATGCAGATTCTCTTCGTGCCGTTCCTCACGGATACGCAGAATGCCTATTCGCGCGTGCAAGTCTGCGCCCATGCCCGCGCCATCGAGAACGAATGTTTCGTGGTGATCGCAGGCAGTGTGGGCAACCTGCCCAAGGTGCACAACATGGACATTCAGTATGCGCGCTCCGGAGTCTTCACGCCCTGCGATTTCGCTTTTCCGACGGACGGACGGCGTGCGGAGGCGACGCCCAATACGGAGATGATCCTTATTTCGGACATTAACCTGAACCTGTTGAACGAGCTGCACACCTACGGCAGCGTCCGCAACCTCAAGGATCGCCGCAGCGATCTGTACGAGGTGCGGGTGAAAAGATAATCCGGTCGCGTCTGAACCCGTAAATATTATTCGATACTCGAAATCATAACGTCGTCGAATTCTCGATTTTAACTTCAGTTTCAGCACCTCCATTTCTGCCTCTTCAGGCTCTGCCTCGGGCTTCATCTACTCCCGCAGACAAAGGTATAGGTTGTCGGAGGCTGTCAGCCCCGAGTTCCCTGTGTATATATGTTCTCTGGCTGGTAATGTTACCCGTGCTTTGACCGAGTATTTGCATTATCTCACTCTGCTTCTTTTCTCGTAGTATATGCCAGCAGCTCCTGATCTTCAAGCGGCTCAACTTGAGGAATACCCCTATCTTTGATGTCTGGACCCATGCATTCGAGTTTTAGACATCTTCTGAACTTTACAATCACCTTCACGCTCGCAAGTGGCGAAGAACTAATTTATCCGATTCCTGCTAGCTGTAAATCAATAGTATAGCTTTTTCGTCGATCTGGATGCCCTTCCGGGTTAAGAGAACACAATAGTACCGACACTTGTTATTACCGGCGCGACCAGATGGGACTTGTTGCGAAAATAAACGGTTATCTTTCTCCGCTCGACAAAGATAATTACGATAATTTTATGCTGAATAGCAGCAGTCAGCGGATTCAGCTTGTTGCAACTCGATGAAATCAATGTTTTCTTTCCCAGTTATATTCGGTGGAAGATATTTTCCTAATCGATGATGATGTATGAGATCAGGCGAAGAGGGGGTTTAGGCTGTATTTCAGAACAGTAGTAAACTGGGAAGGTGTTTGGTTTTTTGATGCTGAACAACCTCAATTTATCTTCGGACGAAAGGCCCCGATGACTGTACGTTGCCACGACAAGGGTACGATTCAAGCGTTCAATGATCAATTTCATTGTTTGTTGACAGAGCGAGAATGCTGCAATAGAGATAAAATCATATTGCCCGAACCCTTCTTTGAGAGGAAGAAAATAAGTGAATGATTGTTTTTATTGCGATGATTATTCGGTTGAATTTCCTTCATCATAACTGACACATAAAACTGTTCAAGCATCTTGTGTTTTGACACTAATGATAACTTCTTGTTCTATTTCTTCCAACAAGAACCTTGTATGCTTGAGAAAATGGAATATCCATGCGTTAGAATGCTGCCCTTTTAGCAAATTTGTCAAATCCGCATTTTTTTTGTATTTTGTAATCGGTTATTTGAAATGCGGTATTTGAGCGCAAGACGCTGAAAATAAACCGTTGCCTTTTCGTTACCTATTATCCCTATACAAAAATGTAATGATCCGATAAATCAGGTCGTTATGCCCTTTTAATCCCGCTCCCGCAAGGTGCGGCTTTTTCATTGGGACGGATCGGCCGCTTATTCGAAGGCGACCGTCTGACCGTTGATTTTCACATCGCTGAAGACGGCTTCCGAGGTCTTCTTGCTGTCGCCGCTGTTGGCCGCCAGGCCGATCAGCAGTTTGTCGGGCAGTCCGCTGACGGTGACGGACTTTCCCACGCCGAAAGGATCGTCCCTGGTCCCGGCCGGCAGCGTCGTTGCGGGCGGATCGGGGGTGTCTTCGGTGGCGTCGTCGCCGCACGCTCCGGCGAGCAGCGGGAGGACCAGCAGAAGGAGTAAGAATCGTCTCATACGTATTGTGGTTTTAGGTTGACGTTTGCTGATAACAAAATTAACCCGCCGGAGGTTGTCCGACGGGGAAAATTTATCCGTTTACAGGGAAAAATCGTCACACGCCCGGAAGGATGCTTCCGGCGCGCCCGAAACCTTATCGTTTGAAGCGTTTGGCAAGGCCCCCTTCGGAGGTTTCGCGGTAGAGGCTCGGAAGGGCGTGGCCCGTTTCGTTCATCACCTCCACGACCTTGTCGAAGCTCACCATGTGCGAGCCGTCGGAGAGCGTGGCGTAGGCGTTGGCGTCGAAGGCCCGGGCTGCGGCGATGGCGTTGCGCTCGATGCAGGGGACCTGCACCAGTCCGCACACGGGGTCGCATGTGAGGCCCAGGTGGTGTTCGAGACCCATCTCGGCGGCGTATTCGATCTGCGAAGGGGTTCCGCCGAAGAGCTGGCACGCGGCGGCGGCAGCCATGGCGCACGCCACGCCGACCTCGCCCTGGCAGCCGACCTCGGCGCCCGAAATGGAGGAGTTGGTTTTGGCGACGTTGCCGAAAAGTCCGGCCGTGGCCAGCGCCCGCAGGATGCGGATGCGCAGGAAGTTGCGCGAGGTGGAGAGGTGGTAGAGCACGGCGGGCATGACGCCGCTCGACCCGCACGTGGGGGCTGTCACGACCGTGCCGCCCGAGGCGTTTTCCTCGGAGGTGGCCAGCGCGTAGGCGTAGATTTTGGCCCGCGAGGAGAGCGAGTCGGTGTAGCTTTTCGACTTGACCCAGTAGGTCGAGGCCTTGCGGGCGACCTTCAGCCCTCCGGGCAGCACGCCGTCGTTGTTCAGGCCGCGCTGGATGGTTGCGCACATCGTCTCCCAGACCGTGTCGAGGTAGTCCCAGATTTCGGGACCTTCGCAGTCGCTCACATACTCCCAGAAGGTCTTGCCCTCGTGGTAGCACCACTCCTTGATCTCCGAAATGGTCGACAGCGGGTAGATGCTCCGGGGCGTTTCGAGGCGCGAGGCCTCGTTGGCCAGCGCCCCGCCGCCGACGCTGTAAATGGTCCAGGAATCGACGACTTCGTCGCCTTTCAGCCCTTCGAACAGCATGCCGTTGGGGTGGAAGGGGAGCACGACCTCCGGTTTCCAGACGATCCGGGTCGGGGCGGCCGGTTCGAGCACCGAAAGGATCGCCACGTCCGTCAGGTGGCCCTTGCCCGTGGCGGCCAGCGATCCGTAGAGGGTCACGCGGTAGGCGTCGACGTCGCGGCAGCGTTCCGCAAACCGTTCGGCGGCCCGCTTGGGACCCATCGTGTGGCTGCTCGACGGGCCGCTGCCGATCCTGTATAACTCTTTAAGCGATTCCATAATCGTGATTTTACGGGAGCAAAGATAGGTAAAATTCCACAAGAAAAGGAGAAATAAGCCTTTCTCGCTTTTTACCCGGCATGGATGTGCGGAAGTCTCCCTTTTCAAAGGGAGGTTTGGGGGGCTGCATGGGTTCAGGGGCACAAAAAAAGGAGGGATATTGATTCCTCCTTTCTTGTAGCCCCACCGCGACTCGAACGCGAATTTAGGTTAGGAAACCTTGTATTTATCTAACCTATAAATCCGATATTCAGTAAATTGCGAATCGAGGTGAAAAATATTTGACAACAATTTGACAACTTTTGCAAAAATGCGGGGTCACCGAAGCAACACCCGCACAACGCACGATGCCGTAAAACGACATCGGTGCAAAGATACAAATTATTTTCGACCGACAAAACGGAGCACGAAAAAACATACCACGATGACAGTTGCGCATATTGCAATGATGCCGAGCCAACGCAGGTTCTTCGGTGTTGAATCCTCTTTAATCTCTTCCGTGCCTGTGTCTTCCTGTTTGTTCGTCGTGGTTTGTTCGTTGGCGGCTTCGCGTAATTGCTCGTCGACGATCTGACGAATAACGGATTTATCGACGGTTGCCGTCGTGTTTGTGGTTTTCGTTTCCGTTGTGGTCGTCTGCTGAGGCGGCGGGATTCCCAAGCTGTCGGCAGCGGGGCTGCTCGTATCGTAGATGGTTGTCGTCGATTTCGTTTCCGTCGTGGTTTTCGAAATCGTTACGACGTCGCGCTGCTCCTCCGCCTGCTCCTGCGTTGAGGCTTGCCGCTCCGATTCGGCCTGCTCTTCGACGCGCTCCTGTGTGGATGAACGCGAGGTGTTGCGCGTGGATGCACACGCGCAAAGTAGAACGACTGCCACTATGGCGAAATAGTATCTTTTCATAGGCTTACAAATGCAGGATAGCACGACGATTACCGATGCCTCCCATTTTACAGGAAATGTGAAGCCAGCGGAAATTGCGTTCGTCGATAAGTTGGTCGAACGAAATATCGCTTGCGCAGATCATGTCGAACAGTTGCTTGTTCCCCTCGACCGTTCCCGTCGTTATATCAGCGGCTTCGCCTTTGACGTGCTGGCTGGTCGCCACGCCTCCGACGGCAGCATTGAGGGCTGGTGACCGATACCCGCTGTTTACGCCGATAGGTTTGCCCCATAGCCGACGGATTGGGTCGAGGCAGTTATCCATTAGGTAATTCAGGCGTCGGAGAACGTCGTGCGGCGGCGTGTTCTGGATTCCCCTTGCTTCCGCCGTGTCAGAGTGGAGTAATTCGGAAAGAGTGAAATGCTGTGCCATACCTACCAGCGTTTGAAGATTGCGAAATGTACGATCTCGCCGACCAGCGTACCGATAGCATCGGCGGCAATATCGAGCCAGTCCCAGCGTCCGCCGCTCTGTATATCTTTGATTTCAGCCGTCAATCCTGCGCCGACGCCAAATTCCCAGCCGAGTAAAGCTGAACCGATAAGGCATCCGAGCAGGTGCAGAATGCGGTTCGACTTGAACAGGAAAAAGTCGCTCACTTTTTCCAAAACTGCGGCCATTTCGAGGGCCTTTTTCAAAATGTAATTCATATCGAATTGGTTTAATATGTGTCTTTATTTACTTTTTTTTAGCCCGGTTGTCTTCCTCGATGTGGCATTGTTCGAGTTCGGCGATACCGAGCCGTCGCCCCAGCAACGAAAAGACGTTAAATGTTATCCGCTTGCCTTTTGCTGCAAAATAGTTAGACAAGCACGACGATAGTTCATTACCGTAAATGATGGCGAAAATCAGGTATTTAAGCCAGTCGGCGGCAAATCCTATCGAAATAGTAATGCCGAGCATGACCCAGCATAGGTATTCGCACATTTTGTTGACTGTGCGGCGAACCGCCCGCGAAATGCGCACACGCTCACCCCTTTTTCGGGCCGCTTCGCAGCCGAAAAAGAGATCGCAGACGATAACCACAGCCGCAACGACCAACCAAATGATCGAATCCGCAAGAGCTTGATAGAAAATCGACGTCAATATTGCTGTCGTCGAGTTTTGCACGATGGTTTCGGCCATTGTCGATTGTTCGGTCAATAGGTTCATACGGCGTCGATATTATGCGCTTGCTCTTCCTCGGCTCGTTCCGCTTCTCGCGTCGCTTCGAGTTTGGCCAGCGTCTGTTCGTTTCGGTTGTATTCGGCGTTTGCGGCCTCGTATCGGGCGAAATCGTCGGGGTATGTTTCACGAAACGACGTTCCGTTTTTGAAGCATTTTGCGGCCCGTTCGTCCGACGATGCCATGATCGCGCGCAGTTCCAACTGGCGCGACTGTAATTCGTTAATTTGCTGCTGTGTTTCCATCGTTGAGTAAGTTTTTGAGTGTGAATAAATCGCGTCTGCGTTGTTTGCGGACGTTGTATTTGTAGATTTCCCGTTGCCGGAAACGTTTAACGACCGTTGCTGTCGTGATGTCGTCGTCAAAACGGATGTAGTCGCGCCATACGGTTTTAACCTCTGCGGCGATACGTTTACGAATGTTGAACGTATCGAAATGCCGCATCAACCCCAAATAGGAGTTTAGGATTGTCGTCAGCCTCTCGACATTCCGGGCCTTGCGGCGGCTACTGTGTCGGCACGCTTCGTTGTAGTAGTGAATCTTTCCGAAACACCGTGCGACGGTTTGGTTGTTCGTGTAGATACGGTTGTATTTGATAACCGTGCCTAAAAATTTGATGCCTTTCGAGTAGTGTTGCAGGTAGAATTTCCGTGGGTGCATCGTCAGGCCCCGTTCTGCGGCAAAATAGTTCCGAATATAAGGCATAGCCGTAAGAAACGACGCCTTATCCCGGACGACGAATGCGAAATCATCGACGTAGTTCACAGGAGCGAGGCCAACGGAGCGCATCCACCGCATCGCGGGTGCGTTGTAGAAATTCGCGTCGGATTGCGACGTGAGGTTCCCGATGGCTAAACCGAGGAACCAATCGACATTGTAGAGGCTCTTCGAGCGCGGCAGGTCAGCCCAATCGCAAAGTGGAGTTTTTCGCACGGCGTTGTCCTGCGGATTATGTAGTGTAACGACGCGGATAAGATACAATAGCGTATCCTTATCCCATCCCTCGTAGCGTTTGGCGACCAATGCGACCAACTCGTCGTAAAGACGGCGTTTGTCGATGCTCATAAAGAATGATTGCAGGTCGAATTTTGCCACATAACAGTCGGCGGTATAACCTTTCGACTGGTGGAATATCTGCTGTTGTAGGGTCTGTATGGCCGCAAGGTTGCCTTTTCCGACGCGGCAACTGAACATGTTATCGTCGAGTGTTCCGCATTCCTCGAAAAGAGCTTCGAGGCGCATGACGATATAGTGCTGCACGATTCGGTCGCGGAAATCGGCGGCTACCACTTCGCGCAGGCATGGTTTCGTAACGATAAATGCGATGGATTGCCGCGGGACATATTCGCAGTTGAACACCTCGCGGGCGAGCGCGACAAGCTCGCTTTCTTCATCAAGCCAAAAGCGTATCGCGTTAGCGGTATGCGCTTTGTTTTTTAAGCATAGGCGATATGCCGCCCGCATTGATTTATAGAACGAGGCGAAAGGGTCTACATTACCTTGAAATTCGGAAACCGGACGCACGGCGTTCGTGTTATACTTGTTGTTGTTGTTCACGTTGCCCGTGTTGCCGTTGTAGATGAACGCGTTGTTGGAATTGTACTCGCCAGTTTTTTGCATTGTCGGTATAACTATGAATGATAGTGTGCAAACCCTTTTCAAAATAATAATTATAGGCTCTCTGCCGACGGCCCGTTGCTCTTGCCGACGACACCCTCGCCACGCAGAAAATAGTTTCGCCAACCCCTCGCCTCGTCTTTAATCTTTGCGATAAGCATATCGCATTGTGCTTTTGCGTCGTCACTCATCAGACCCAGCGCAACGGCCATCCGCAGTTTTAGCGACAGGGTGTCAATACGCAGGACGAAATCGTAGATGATTTGTGCGGCCCGTTTCGGGTCGGTTTGATGATTCGCCCGCAGTATCATTTCCTGCGCTTCCTCTGCCACAACGTCGATGCGGTCGCCGATAGTGAATTTGTATTTGCGATTGAATTCCGCTGTCCGGTGATGCAGGAGCAACGCCAGTTGGAACGTTTTGTCGAGGATAGATAATTTCTTTGCCATAGGTCTAACTTGCGAACCC